CGGCAGCAGTCTGTAAAACTGCCCTCTTCGGAGTTCGTAGGTTCGAGTCCTTCCACTTCCACTACTTTTGTTTTCTCATATACATCTTTTTTGCCTCGCTTTCAGCCATCTGTGAAGACATTCTGAAAGCAAAATGTCCCTGTCGTCTAACGGTTAGGACGCGAGATTTTCATTCTTGAAATCCGGGTTCGATTCCCGGTGGGGGTACAATAAGGACTGGTAGCTCAGGGGTAGAGCGTCGGTGGTTCAAATCCATCTCAGTCCACTGTGTTAGTAGCTCAGGTTAGGTGAGAGCGCCTGTCTGTGAATCAGGAGGTCGTGGGTTCAAATCCCACCTAACACCCCAATATGGACTCGTAGCTCAGACGGTTAGAGCAGCGGCCTCATAAGCCGAAGGTCACAAGTTCGATTCTTGTCCGGTCCACAACACCCTTTGACCGAGTGGTTAGGTGGCGGTCTGCAAAACCGTACACGTCAGTTCGATTCTGACATGGGTGTCTATCTAAATAGGTGTGTAGCTCAGTTGGTTAGAGCAGGCGGCTGTTAACCGTCAGGTCGTGGGTTCGATTCCCACCATGCCCGCAAATATACAAGTCGTTGGCTGAGAGGTCAGGCAATGGTCTCCAAAACCAACTTACGGAGGTTCGATTCCTTCACGGCTTGCAATATATGGGTGTAGCTCAGTTGGTAGAGTGCTACATTTGGGATGTAGATGTCGCAGGTTCGAGCCCTGTCACCCATACAACATAGCGCATCGGTCCAGTCTGGAGTGGACGTCGCCCTGTCACGGCGAAGATCGCGGGTTCAAATCCCGTATGCGCTGCAAATTGGAAGTGTGGGTGAATTGGTGAAACCAGCACACTGCTAACGTGCCAGTCGGGATAACCGGCTTGTGAGTTCGAGTCTCACCGCTTCCGCAGAATCATTAAATTAAATCAACATGTCACATCTACAAAAAACCACATCAAGCAGTTTTCCATTCTGTGGGATTCTTGGCTTGATTTTCATTACACTGAAGCTGTGTAACATTATCACTTGGTCATGGTGGTGGGTACTTGCTCCACTATGGGGGCCTCTCGCTATTGTGCTGGCAATCCTTGTCATTTGTGTCGTAATTGGAGCGTTTGTTAAAGTCTTCAGTCGATAGTATCTTGCCCTGTGGTGTTAATAGGTCAGCACGTCAGATTTTGGCTCTGAAGGTTCCAGTTCGAGTCTGGATGGGGCGACAAATAATTGCAACATGAAATTCAAACTTAGAACAAAATTAGCAGAATGGCTCCGTAAATGTGCCAATAGAATTGAGCACAAATCGCCATGCTACGATTGCATCCAATTCCCTAACTCCCCGTTAGAGCCAATTATGCTTGAGTGCAATGTCAAGCGTATTGATACTTTAGCTGTTCAAAAGAAAATCCGTCTATTCCCTGAAGATAGACTTGAGGCGATTGAAAAGGATTATATCTATCCAGAGATTGCTCATAATATAGCTAACGAATTAGTCAAATCTGGCTTTCTTGAAATTCGACGAGTTCATACGTCAGAGCGCCGAGAAGTTTGTTGGGAAGGCAAACTTCATGTTGTTAAAATGTGATTACAACCACATATTATCATAAATGAATTGATTCGTATATCTCAAAAACAACATTAACATGAATCACAAACATGTCAAAAGAAGCAATTTTGCTTACTGATGGTTATAAACTTGACCATCGAAGACAGTACCCAAATGGTACGGAACGTGTGTATGCTAACTGGACACCCAGAAGCTGCGCACATTACAAGGAGGCAGAAGAAGGAGCTGTAGTATTCGGTCTTCAGTATCTAATCAAGAAATATCTCATTGATGACTTCAATGAAAATTTCTTCAAACAGCCTAAAGAAAAAGTTGTCGGAACATTCGCCCGTAGAGTCAACACGTTCTTGGGTCCAGACAATCAAGTTGGCATAGAACATATCGCCGCGCTCCACGATTTAGGCTATTTGCCTTTACGAATCAAAGCTCTCCCCGAAGGCTCAATTTGTCCCATCAGAGTCCCCGCCGTTACAGTCATTAACACTAAAGATGAATTCTTTTGGCTCACAAACTATTTCGAGACCTTAATCTCAACTACTTTGTGGCTTCCGATGACATCTGCCACATCAGCACGACTCTACAAGAAAGAACTGAGGCGACACGCCGGAAAGACTGGCTTTATAAATCAGCCCGGACTTGATTTTCTATGCCATGACTTTTCAATGCGTGGTATGGCTGGCGTTGAAGCCGCCGTTATGTCTGGAATGGCACATCTAACGTCTTTTACAGGCGGCGAAACAATTCCAGCTATATATGGGTTGGAGAAATACTACGGTGCAAATCCTGAAAGCGGAGAAATCATCGCTGGAACGGTACCAGCCACAGAACATTCTGTTATGTGTGCTGGAGGAAAGTATGATGAGTTCGATACTTTCAAACGCCTTATTACCGAAGTATATCCTCAAGGATTTGTTTCTATCGTCAGCGATACTTGGGATTTCTGGAAAGTAATGACAGACTATCTTCCCAGACTGAAAGATACTATTGAAGCCCGTGAGGGGCGAGTTGTGATTCGTCCCGACAGTGGCGATCCTGTCCATATCATTTGTGGTTACGAAGCAGATGATTTCGAGAATTTCCAAGAAGAGGCTGAATATAGCGTTGCAGAAAGAAAGGGAGCATACGAAATCCTTTGGGACATCTTTGGAGGCTCAATCAATGCAGCCGGTTATAAGGTGCTCAATGCGAAAATCGGTATGATTTATGGCGACTCCATTACATTGGAGCGTCAGAAAGAAATCTATCGCCGATTGGAAGCAAAAGGATTTGCAGCTACCAATCTTGTGCTCGGTGTAGGCTCGTTCACATATCAGTATAAGTCTCGTGATTCTCTCGGATTCGCTATGAAGGCCACTTGGTGTCAGGTCAACGGTGAAGGACGAGAAATATTCAAAGATCCAAAAACTGATGATGGCGTCAAGAAATCGCTTAAAGGTCTTATCTGTGTAAAGAAAGATCAGATGGGTAAATTCTATGCCATCGACCAAGTTTCTCCTGATGTAGAAGCAACTGGAGAACTTAAAACTGTATTTGAAAATGGTCAACTCATTAAAGAGTGGACGCTATCAGAAATTCGTGAAAATGTAAATCAAACCCTATAATAATATGTTGACCCAAGACATAAATCTGGTAAATCCCGAAAAAAGTCAGGTGAAGTTTCACATAGTGGACTTTCCTGATGGAGAAAAGCACATTGTGCTTGACAGCGAACTTGATCATAAGAAGCACGTTCTTGTCATCACTCGCATAGCTAATGCTGATGACTTATTCATCCTGATGCAGCTCGGTGATATTCTCAACCGTCATGCCATGACATTCTCACTCTATATCCCTTACTTGATGGGAATGCGTATGGACCGAGTAGTATCATTTAATGAATCCTTCAGTTTGAAGGTCGTTGCTGAGGTGATTAACGCAATGAAGCCTATGCGTGTCACTCTAATTGAGCCACATTCAAAAACGGCTATGCAACTCATTGACAACTGTGACTGTCACTATGCCCATATACAAGATGTAGCAACTGCTGATTACTACTGTTTGCCAGATGCCGGAGCTGTAGAGCGTTACCGCTACCAGTTTGATGCAGACACCAAACAGGTGATTTTATGCAATAAAGAACGTAATCCTGAAACTGGTAAACTTTCAGGTTTCAAAATTCTCAACCCTGAAATCTACAAGGGCGGCACGATTTGCGTAGTAGATGACCTTTGCGATGGTGGCGGTACATTCGCTGGAATCGCTCAGGAACTTCGCAAAATCGCCCCTGACGCTCATTTGAAAGTCTGTCTCACCCACATGGTGAATCCCAAGGGCATCATCACGCTGGCAGAACATTATGATGAAGTAGAGTTCTCAGATTCTTACGCAAACTGGAATCTCACCGATCTTCCCGATAACGTCAAATGCCAGAACATCTGGTGCGAATGAAAAAGTTCTTTACTAAATGCTGGAGCTGGTTGAAATCAAGCAACCGCTCCAAGCATTTGGAATACGGCATTTTGATTGGTCTTGGTGCAGACAGTCCGTATTGCGCAGCCTATGTAGGTGTTGGTGTCGCTTCAGCACTTGAATTCAAAGATAAGGCATGGGGAGGCAAATGGGACTGGATTGACTGGGCTCTCACAATAATCGGTGTAATCATCGGTTATGGTATCAGATTCCTGACGAGATTGGCAATCATGGCTATATTATAACACTCCTTTCTGCGTAAGGCTGCATGAGATACGTCTTGTGCAGCCTTCTTTATCTTAGCTTGTGGACTTTTGCTATTCTTTATAAAACACGTTATATGGCAAAGATATTAAACAAGGTATGTCCGTGGTTCAAGTTGTCACACACATATATTGTAGATATTGGTGAGGACAATGCAGAACGAAGAATGCTTTATGAGGGAATAGTGACACGCATTGATGTGTCATCTGACGGAAATATGAGTTTCTTCTTCACACTATCTGAAGATGTGACTAAGGAGAGAGCATCTGGTGAACTGAAAATCTATGAAGATGCAAATGCATACAAGTTAGGAAAAACGGCAGAAGAGTCCTACATGAATAATGTAGCCGGTCTTATCAATGCCATAGCGATAAATCCTAACATCTTTTATATATACACTGAATTGACTGGCGAACAATATGTTGCGCCTCGTGGTTTTTTCATCAACGACAATACAATGGTAGAAAAGATAGATTTTACAGAGACACTTTCGTTTACTCGCACGGTGGACGAAACAGGCAATATCTCAGGTTGGACTTCCAATGCCAATTTTGAAGGTTTGACCGATAGTGAGATATATCCGTCCAGAGAGGAAGCTCTGAAGAATCATAAGACTATCATCAAAAGATTCAGTGGCAAAGAAGATTTGATTTAATGATAACCGCATGAGAGCAAATCTTGTGCGGTTTTTATCTTCGTGCCACCACTTTAGCTATTCTTCATAAACGAAGAATAATGGCAAACGGAAATTTGAAACCACCTAAAAATCTGGTTATTGATTTCAAGCCATCTCCGAAACAGTATCAGCTATGGAAACTCCTTCAGCCTGATTTTTGTCCTCATTGCGGAGGTCATATAGTTCAGGTACAAGTAGGATCTGATATTCATGGGAATCCCCAGTACAAGCCGCAGTGTGAAAATTGCGGTTCCCAAAATCTTCCACAATTAATACTCGGAGGCGGCGCCGCCGGAGGTGGAAAGTCATACATAGGTAGTTGTTGGATTATCAGCAGCTGTATCAGGTTCCCAGATTTGAGAGCTGTAATTGCCCGAAAGACTATCAAGTCATTGAAGGAATCTACTTTCAATACTATCAAAGCTGTGATGAAGCAGTGGGGGTTGAAAGAAGGCGAAAATTACAAGATCAACAATCTGGAAGGTATCGTTACATTTTGGAATGGTTCTACCATATTGCTGAAAGAGTTGGAAGACCTTCCTTCGGATAGCAACTTTGAACGTCTCGGTTCATCTGAATGGACAATCGGTTTCGTCGATGAGGTATCTGAGATTTCAGAACGAGCAATAGAAGTATTGTTTTCTCGTCTGCGTTGGAAAACTCATGAAACATTCAAAGTGCCTCGACTATTGATGACCACTAACCCATGTATCACTTGGGTTCGTTCCAGATTCGTGCAGGATGATGAAGGCAATCCAGTAGAATGCAAGGAAGGTGAGGCTTATGTACCGTTCAGTGTATTTGACAACCCTGATGTTGCTTTCCGTCAGATTTATGAGGCGGCATTGAATAAGATTACTGACCCAGCTGTTAAAGCGCGTCTATTGTACGGCAACTGGGATTTCGTTGACTCTAACGATGCGGCAGCATATTGGAACTTCAGCGGTGAGAAACATTTGGTTGACGGTCTGCGTGAGAAAGTTTATGATCCACTGAAACCGTTGATTATCAGCTGGGACTTCAACGTGGCTCCTTTCATGTCATCTTTGGCTATTCAAGTAGATTATGAGAGAAAAAAATTATATGTTCTGGAAGAGATACTTGGCAAGCC